GCAATAGGCGCAGCTGCGGTCATCTGCCGTGGCGTAGTACATCACCAGATCGATGCCCTGGGCGGCGTAGTACGTGTTGGAGGCGTCGTTGTAGGCCCGCAGGCTTTCGGTGCGGACGATGACGTCGGCGCGGGATTTCACAACGCCGAGGCGAGAGCGCATGTCGTGGACGATGGCGTCGGTAGCGCGGCCTTCGACGATGCCCTGGGTGACGATCTCGGCAGCGCTGCTGGCGAAGGTCTCACCGTGTTTGCGTAGGAAGCCCCGGGCCTGGGCGGCGGAGGCGAAGGCGGCTTCGATGGGGATGGTTGCGTCGACGCGGGGGCCGGTTTGCACCAGGCCGGTGAGCTCGTCGGCGACGGTCAGGCCGTAGCGGCTCGCTGTTTGGACAAGGTTGCGGAAGATCCGGTCGTAGGCGTCGACGCGGTCGGGGCGGTAGGCCGGGACCAGTTGCCGGAACTCTTGGAGAAGGGCCAGGTTGCGCTGCGTGGGGTCAGCGGCTCCGGTACGCATGTGGATGCAAGCGCGGCGGACGAGGTTGTTGAAGCTGGTGTCGAGGACGCGGTTGAGCAGGCGCAGCGTGCCGTCCTCGGCTGTGCGCAGGGCCTGGTTGTAGCGCTCAACGACGTCCACGATTGCGCCCTGCGCTGCTGCCCCGAGCACGACGAATGCCGGTGAAGCCGAACTCGGTGCGGAGCACCTCGAACGCTTCGGCAGGACCGATGCGGCGTCCAGTCAACTCAGTGGCCGCCTGAGTTGCGAGGCGGTCGGTTACGGAGTAGGTGCTGCCCCGCGTGCCGACAACACGGGTGGCGTAGAAAGCGCTGCTGATCAGTTCGCTATGCCCCTCGCCAGCGATGCGGGCGCCGAGGCCCAGTTGATTGGAGAGGTAGCGTCCACGAACGGTATCGGCAGTTTTGATCAGCTCACTAAGCCCAGCAGCTCGCTGCTCTTTGGTGATGGTGGGAGCACCAGCACTGTTGGAGAAAATACTTCCAAGCTCCTTGTAATAGGAGTCAAAGCCTTTGACGGTGGCGCTGTAGAGCCGATCAGTGGTGCCCTTGGGCGTACTTTTCATGACGGCGCTCAGGTGTTTCTGCACGTCCTCGGTCATTTGAGTGCCATAGCCACCTGCCCGAGCCAGGCGCGTTGTGAAATCAGTGATTTCGTCATCGGTCAGGGCCTTTTTACCAATCCCGAAGCCCTGTTGTTTGGCCAGAGCGGTCAGGCTCTGCTTCTCCTCGGTGAAGTAATTCGTTAGCGCCCTTTTGATCGAGGACGTGTCCTTGGCATCGGCAGTCGAAAAACTGAACTGACGCTGGAGAAAGCTCTGAGCTGAGGCTTCAGCGAAGACGTTTTCCTTGTTCCGGCCGACATTGGCATTCCAGAAAGCAGCGCGATGTCGTGCTGCCCACTCAGCGTGGTTATTGGAAGGGCTGTTGTTGACGGTGTTGAGCGCGCTCGAAAGGGCGCTGTGGGCATTGCGGTGCGTTGAGGTCAGGGGTGTATCCGCCAGCCCTGCGGGGTTGAGATCTCGAAGCCGCTCGACCTGAGAAGTCGGTCCCCAGTTGGTGGAACGCGCAATCTGGAAGGCGTTTTGATCGCGGAAACCCGAGGCCGCAGCTTGAACTGCTTGGCGGCGAGGACCGAGGATGGGAACGGCGCCCAAAACGCGCTCGACGCCATCGTCAATGGCGGTTTTGACGTTTCGGCCAAACGTGGTGCGCAGGAACGTGGGGTTGTTGATGCCTTTTCGGAAGGCGTAGCCAAGGCTTGCGACACCGAGCACAGCGCCAATCGCAGCACCATGCTTTTCCAGGTTTTGGCGCAACTGTTTTTTCTGCTCCAGATTGTTGCCGGGCACGAGCTTTACGACACCGCGCTCGATGGCGCCACGGCCTCGCTGAACTCGGGCTGGATTGCCCTGCAACACACCACGACGAACTTCGGTCAGGCCGCGTTGGACAGAGGCGGCACCCTTCAGAGGGTCAAAGCTGTGAACACGGAGTTCTGAATTGGTGCCCTGCCCTTTGAGACGGCAATCCCAGTTCGGAGGGATGCAGCGCCCACCACATTTGACATTGGGAGGCAAGCACTGAACATTGCGGCGATTGGTTTTGCCAGTGCCAGTCGCTGCAAACCCTCGCAGGTCGTTGCGCTGCTGCGCTGCCAGGTAAGCCGCGGTGCGGATGGTGGATTGCTCTTGGCTGTCCATCAGTACGCCTCCCAACCGGCACGAAGTGCTTCGAGTTCGCCCTCGGGGACAGGGGAGAGCCCTGCCACAGTCTGCCGAGGGAAGAAAGTCGCCACGGCGCTGCGGGCGGCGCGCATCGAGGCGAAGCCGGTGGCGTAGGGCCCGTCGACGAGGGCGCCGTCGCAGGCGAAGCGGGCTCGGTAGAGCTTGTAGGCCCGGGTGCGATTGGGCCCGAAGATCATCAGCGGGGCCGAGCTGCTGGCATCGGTGCGCTGGCCATCGGGACCGACGAGGTAACCAGCGCGGATGTCACCGCTGCGGTGCGTTACGTGGATACGTAGGCCCTGGGCTTCGTAGCGGTCGAAGGCGTCGGTCTTGGCGGTTGGGCTGGGTTGCGGGGCGTCGTCCTCGGGTTCTTCGGGGTCTTCCTGTTCAGCAGCGGGCTGCTCGGGCGGGACGAGAGCGGCCTGAGCCTGCGCCTCGTAGCCCATCATCTGGCTCTGGAACTGGGCGTCCGTGGTCGCGATCAGCTGCTCGGTGACCGCCGGGTTGAGCGTCGTCTCCAGGGTGTATTCGGTACCGCCGAAACGGGCTTCGCGCACTTCCAGCGGGTTCAGCACACCGAGGTTGATGTACTGGGCGTCGACCTGGGCCATTTGCAGGCGCAGGGCGGCGTCCTCGGCTTCGGTCTGCGTGAAGACGTTGGGGAAGTGGACCGTCCAGGAACGCGGGGCACGGCCTCGGGTGGGACCTTCCTTGGAGAGGAAGATGTACTGGAAGACTTCGGTGATCGGGGTGCGGCAGTAGACCTCCTGCCACTGCTCGACCAGGGAGGCCCAGACCCGCTCCTCGAAGCGACCCTCTTTGCCGAGGCCACCGGGGGAGTCGCCCATCAGGATCGAGGCCGGCCAGCCAGTGGCGGCTTGGAGGTCCTTGATGAAGGGATCCGTGGCGGAGGCGATGTTGCTCAGGGCGCGGTTGAGGAACTGCAGGTCCTCTTCCACGTCGACGACCATGCCGCCGTAGACGGAGCGGCTGAGGCTGTTGGCTTCGAGGCGTTTGCGCAGATCGCCCTCGTTGCCGGAAGCGATGCGCTGGAACAGACCGGGGATCTTGTGGACGAACAGGTCGGCGTCCGTCGTCATCGACTCCAGGCCGGCCATTGCCGACTCGTAGCGCTTGTACGCCTCCCAGATCAGCTGGAGGACGGATTGGCCCCAGCCGGTGTTGCGGACGCGGACGTTCCAGGGCAGGTACAGGCCGTCGAAGCGGGCGATCCGGCTGCTGTGGATGCGGACGTTGACGTAGGAGCCCTGCTGGTCGGGGGTCAGGCGCTGGCTGGTGGTGATCCGGTAGTGCGAGGGCTTCGAGTAATCGGTGATCGAGAAGTCCTCGGGGATCAGCTCGTGACGGGATAGGGGCACGTAGCCACGGATGGCGCGGATGCGCTCAGGCTCGACAGGCTCGGCTGGGTCAAGGCCGTCGTCGATCAGCAGGACCAGGCCGGCGCCACCGTAGAGACGCTGGAGCTTGACGACCTCGGCCAGGGCGTGGTGAAACTGCGTCGCCTTCAGGAACTCTTCGAACCCGGCGATCAGATCGTTGGCGTTGGCCTCGTCATCGGTGCCGAGGGTGATCGTGGGGTGGTGCCGGAGGATCTCGTCGCCGATGGCGTCGACGTAGCGGCGAGGGATTCCGTGGCTGTAGAGAGCTTCAAGTTCTGCTTCTCCAAGGAAAGCCTTTGCGCCTATAGCCGTAGAAACTGTCTTGTCTCTCGAAGGAACTCCCATTCCAGTGAGAATGTTTACGAGTGCCCCGTCGTTCCGGAACTCTTCAGTAGCTGCGTTGGCCACGACGGTGAAAGCGTGGGAGTTCAGTTCAAATTTTATGGAGGGAAATCTAAACCTTTTCGAATTGGCGAAGATTCAGCTTTTTGGAGCAAGAATTTAGATTGGCAAGGCGACAATTTGATGTTTTGGCCCAACAATTTAGAATTTCTGCCGATAATTCAGCTTTTAGGCGCAAAGTCTGCGGGGTAAGGGTCCGCGCTCGGGGGTTCGTAGCCTGGGATAGCAGCCTTGCGCGGCATGTTGGACCATCACATCGATGGATCCCTCCTTTGCTCAAAGCGCACGGCCAAGCTGAGATTTCGACAGGGGATCCTGGATTCCTGGGGTGGGGCGTGCGCGTATTGCGGCGCTCCGGCTGGGACGTTGGATCATGTCCGTGCTCGGAGGCGCGGGGGCGCTTCGGTGCAGCGGAATCTCGTCGCGGCATGCGCCTGCTGTAACCGGGCCAAGGGCTCGGAGGAGTGGACTTGCTGGTTCCGCAGTCAGGTGTTTTGGGACAGCACGCGGGAACAGCGGATCTGGTGGTGGACGCAGGGGCCGATGGAGTTACCCGTCAGCGCTTAGGTCGTTGAGCAACGCGAAGTTACCGATGATCCGCACCGCGGCCTCTTTGTAGGCGCTTGCGGTAGTAGCTCGGCATCTCAGATGTGTGCGAAGAAGCCGGCGGTGTTGGGTACCTCTGGGATAAGGTGGCAGGCGAAAGCTAGGGCCATCACCGTGTCGTCGTGGGCGCCGGAGGCGGCTTCGCGGTTGCCGGATTCCTTTTGCTGGAAGGCGCGGAGCTCGTCGCTAATTACGCCCTCGGGGAAGATCAGCTCGTCGTGCTCCATCAGGAACAGGATCCGATCCGTCGCCACGATCTTGCTGGGGCGACTGGTGTTAAAAGTTTCGATAGCGTAGTTGGGCAGGATGTTGGACAGCGCCTCTGCGATTACGGCGCCCATTGCCTGCTTCTCCACGATTACCCGCTCCGGAAGGTAATCCTCGATGAGGCTTTTGACGTGCTTCAAGCTGTACTCGGTGCTGCGACCGTTCTCGCGGTACATGCCCACGACCTCGTAGGGCTTTTCGGTGATGTCCAGGACGACCGCTGTGAAGTAGTCGTTGCCGCCGGCGTTGGGGTCCACGCCAATCACGTAGGTGCGACCGATGGAGCCACACTCGCGCCAGTGGCCTCGGGCGGCGCGGCGCACCAGATCCGAGGGGAACACCTGGGTGTCGGTGGCGCCGAACGCCAGCTCGTACTCGGAGTCCCATGCGGCCTGGGTCATCCGGCGCGACTCGCGGGTGTTGCGCGCCCAGTTCGGGTCGTGGCCGTAGAGCGGATGCTGGCTGTAGTGGATCGCGACGCGGTTCCAGGAGTCCTTGACCTGGGCGAGGCGGGCGTTGAGCTCCTCGATGCGCCGGCGCCGGACGTACTCGTACCAGTCAGCTGGCGTGCCCTGGTGCCAGAGCTGGCCGAACCAGTCGAGCTCGGTGTCGGGCGTCGAGGTGACGATCACCTTGGCGTTCTCGCCCACCATGGACAAGGTGGGCATGGCGCCCCGGTAGATCTCGGCGGCACCGTCGAGGAAGGCGCCTTCGTCCATGAACAGGACGGAGCAGCTGGGGATCCCCCGCGCTGCGCGCGGTGAAGCAGGTAGGAAGTACAGGGTGCCCCGGCCTTCGATGGCGATCTGGGTGTTGCTGTCTGTCAGGTAGCGGATGGATTCGCCCTCGATGCTGTTGGCCATAGCGCGGACGCGGCGGCCGAGCTCGGAGGCGTCCTGCTGGGTCTTGGAGAAGACCACGGCGGCGAAACCGCGCTCGGTGAGGGCACGGCAGAGCAGGTAGGAGCACACCGTCTCGGAGGCGCCCATCTGGCGGGACTTGTTGATGATCGTGTTCGGGTGCTCGTTGATTGAGCGCACGAGCTCGACTTGGTAGGGGTAGGGGTCGAAGGGGGCGACGGTGCCACCGGTGCGGATCCAGGTGCGTCGTGCGAACGACGGCCAGTCCTCGACGCCGGGGAGCTTGGTGACGCGCACGCCCGGGTCGAAGTTGGCGGAGCGGGCTTTGCGCTTGGCCAGTTCGAGCCGGAGCTTGTCGGCGCGGCGTTGGAGCTGGGCGAGGGAGGCGGTCACTCGTCCTCGGGATCAGCGGATTTCAGGAGATCCAGGTCCTCGCCGTCGGGCTCGGGGACGGGCTCGGCAGGGATCTGGAGCAGGCCGTAGATCTGGTGCTCCAGGTCGGACACCGTGCGCTCGAGGAGCTTGCGCTCTTGGTAGGCGGCGGCGCCGTTGAGCAGGGCGCGGGAGGCGGCGATGCGGTCGCTGGCGCGGGCGTTTTCGTCGTTCATGATCGACGTCAAGGTCGCGATGGCCTCGGGCATCAGGGCGACGTTGCGCGACTGGGAGCTGTCGATCAGCTCCTGCTGCATGTTGTAGATGGCGCGCTGGACGGCGGGCCGCTTGCGCCAGTTGTAGAGGGTCTTTTCGGCGATGCCGAGGGCGCGGGCGACCTCGCGGCAGGTCTTGCCGCGTGCCAGGAGGTCGGCAGCGAGGCGCTCGTTCTCGCGGAGGCCGTCGACGATGTTGGGATTGCGCGCAACCATGGCCGGATCGTTACTGACGGGAACGGGTAGTTACCGCCTCTGGGCACAGCGTAACCAGTTCAGGACAGGTTGGAAAAGGGCCTAGGGGTCGGGGCGCTGGAGCTTGGTGGCGTAGTCCAGGGCGGCGGCGAACTCGTACAGGGAGCGGTGGTCGTAGCGGTCGAGGTTGGACGCGATGGCGCGCCGCGCTTCATCGGCGATGTGGGCGAGGACAGCGCTGACGCCGGCGTGCTCGGGGGAGGGGTGCGCGTCGGCAGCGTGGGTGGCACGGGTGTAGGTGGCGACCAGCGCGTTGAGGTCGTAGCGCGGCTCAATCGTCATGGGGTTGCGCGACCAACTGGGTGAAGTGATTGCGGAAATTTGCCCATTTGATCTGGACCGTGCGGTAGCGCCAGCTGACCGTGCCGCGGGGGGCGACGATCTCGGCGTGCTGCACTGTTTGGAAGTGGTGTCCGCAACTGGGGCAGTCGCGGCGGCGCCAGAAGTGGCCCTCGGCGCTGCGGTTTGTGCGAGTGATGTCACTGACCAGGCAACCGCACTCGGGGCAGGGCGGGCCCATCCGATTGACGGCCATTACTCGTGCCAGACGTCAGGGGCGTAGGGGGAAGCCGTCGGTGCCAGAGGGCTGGTGGCCCAGCGGGCGGCGGCGCCGAGGGCGAGGCCCAGGGCTAAGAGCAGGAGGGTGCGCTTCATCGGAGCTGGGTGAGGTAGATGGTGGCGGCGAGCATTCCCACCAGCCAGGTCAGACCGAAGACGATTACGGGAGGCATGGGTCAAGGGCCGGGCTCGTAGAGGAGGTGGTTCCACCGCAGGAGCTGGGTCTTGCGCTCATCGATCAGATGGGCAGAGCTGACGGTCGAGCAGGGGCCGCCTTTGGGGAGGCAGATGCGATAGCAGTCGTGGCCGTGGGAGTCGACGTAGTACTCGACAGAAAGGTCGTCGGGGCTCATCGCACTCGGGTGTAGGAGGCGCGGCGCACTCGGGTGCGGAAGAAGTCGCGGAGCTCTGGCTCGTTCGCCATGAGCATGCGGGCGTAGAGCGCGGTGTAGTTGTTGTTGAGCTTCCACTCGGAGCACTTGTCCTGCGTTTGGAGGGCGCGGTGGAAGCGGACGACCTCGAACAGGGCTTTGATGCCGTAATGGCTGCGACCTCGGCGGCGGAGCTCCAGGGCGTGGTTCCGGAGCTCTTCGTAGACGCGAGGGTTGGAAACGTGGAACGCCCAGAAGTCGTGCTCGATGCGGTCGGGCTGCGTGCCCAGGAAGTCGCTGGTGGGGGCGAGGGTCATGGCAGCGGTGCCTCGTCTGTGCAGGGCTCGTTGCCGTACTTGGCCCAGAGGCCGGTGTAGGTCTGATGCGCGGGGTGCGCGGGGTCGTGGCGCCCGTCTCGCTCGTAGAGCGCGTCGAGGCGGTCCTGCCGGGCTTGCTGGACCAGGGGGTTGCAGCCGGGCATGAAGCGGTGGGGTTGGGTGGCTGTCGCGTTCATGAATGGGATAGAGCGGGGCAAACGATAAGGGTGATGGGCGGGGTTGTCAGCACTCCGCGGGGTCGCGGAGGAGGCGCTTGAGCCTGCGGTTGAAGGCTTTGGCGCGGGCTCGGTCGTAGCTGGTGTGGTGCCAGTGGCCGCACCAGGGACAGAGGTAGGGGGTCACGGTGTAGCCGCGGCGTTTGGCGAGGGCCATGGCTTCGGGGCGGGTGGTGAAGGCCGCCTTGGTGGAGCACATGGCCTCGGCTTTGGCGAGGAAGGCGTCGTCGTCGAGATCGAGGGGGTTGATGTGATCGGGGGTGTGGGTCACTCGTCCTCGGGGCTTTGCAGGGCGGCTCGCTCCATGCGGAGATTGTCGGACGCGGTGGCAAGGCTTTGGGCGAGGTTGCCGAGGGCTTCGAGGAAGGGGCCCACGACTGGGGCCAGGGCGAAGCTGTAGGTCTCGGTGAGGCGGAGGGGGTCAGGTCGGGTCATGGAGGGAGGGCATGTGGAAGGTGCCTGCGGGGATGAAACGGAAGCTGAAGCCCCGTTCACGCAGGTTGTTGTTGGCACGGAGGATCTCTTGCTCCGTGGCGCAGGTGGTGTAGAGGGGGATCCCTGTTTCGACTTGCATGAGTTGGTACGCAGCAAAACCAGCCATGGAGATGTCCATGTCGAAACGGCTGCCGGAACGGCGCGGGTCGGGTTGGGAAGAAGGGCGACGCTTCTACCGGCTCAGGCGGGGGAGGCGGACGCTGTTTCCAGTTTGTCGGGGGTGGTTAGCCCCTATCCCTGAGCAGGTAGCGGAGGGTCGTGGGATCCCTGTCGTCGTCTGAATCGCCCTCGGGGAGAGACTCGAGGGCGACGAGGAGGTTGAGCAGGTACTGGTCCATGCGGGCCAGGTGGGTGGCGGTGTCCACCCATTCGGTGTCGATCTCGTCCTCGGAGTCGATCAGGTTCGCGTTGTGGAGCAGGACGCTGGTGTTGAAGCTGCGCCAGAGGATGAGGACGAAGCCGACGAATTGCTGGAAGGT